TTCACCTATGCTATCATAGATTTTTCTATATAGAGCTTGCTGATCTGCATCAGAATTGTTCACCACCCACTCTCTTACCTGTGTGAAGTTCTTATCCTTCATCGACTTAAATAGAGAGGTCAAATTGGCATCTCTAAACTGTCTTAGTACGCCTTCATTTATTTCTTTGTTATTTGAAGCAAATTTTTGCAATTCATTAATAGTCTTTCTAAAGTCTGGAAAGAAGTTCAGTATAACTTGTCCCACAACTTCTGGCTTAAACGTAACCTTTTCCGAGTTCAGTATGAAAGATATTCTTCTATAAACGTCTTTAATCACCTGTTCTTTGTCGGATTTTTGTATCGAAAACTCTACTGTCGAGCATCTAGAATGAATGGCATCTATAATTCTATTTTTGTAATTACAAGTGAGTATAAAAGAGCAATTTATTGCAAAGTCTTCCATAAAGCCTCTCATAGCGGCTTGAGCATCGGGTGTCAAATGATCTGCCTCGTCTAATATTAGAACCTTTCTAGAACCGTCTAGTGACTTGGCCGAAGCATATGTTTTCATCTTAGTTCTAAGAACATCTATACCCCTTTCGTCGGAGCTGTTTAATAACATATAAGAACAGTCCAATTCATTACACATTGCTTTAGCTATTGTGGTCTTACCCATGCCTGGACCACCGCAAAGTAATAAGTTAGGAATTTGACCTTTGTTTACTATTTCTTGAAATGTAGATTTAATGTGTAATGGTAAAATACAATCAGCTACTACGTTTGGTCTATACTTCTCAACCCATAAGAAATGTTCCATATTGACACCATAATAAAAATTAAACACTAGAGTTATCTTATCAGTAGAATTGAATAAAGACAAATATTTTTTATCTGCCTTCGCCTACTTTGTGTAGATATTTTTCTTTAGCTTCGTCAAAGGATTTCATTGAAATTAAATCATCATAGAAAAGAACTTCATCTCGTGTTCTTTCATTTTCTATAAGATTCTTAATTCTTTTAGATGCATACTTCTCTTTCCATAGAGAAGAGAAATATTGTTCAGATGTATCACACTTCTTGATCAAATCTTCTTTTGCTATTTCCTTGCGTAGAAATTCATTTCCATTATTATAGAATGGAGAAAAATAAACACCTCGAACATGTTCAGTTAATACCTTTTCTTTTGGAATCTTTAACTTATCGTAAATAAAATACAAAGAACGAAACTTATGGTCTCTCTTTAATTTCTGACCGTCATCTTTAGTGGCGTGCCAATAATCCCAATAAACTCTAGGATGATTTAAAGCCAACCAATCTAATAGTTTTCTTTTTATATGCCAGGTAGGTTCCCAAGGTGTCTTTCCCTTTGTACCTCCCATATTCTTCCAATGTTTTAGATTATCATATTGAGAATATGTTCCATATAGACTCGTCGTGGTCATTCCAATCAATATATCATTATACTTCTCAAGCCAAGCATTTTGCACGTTGTCGGATAGCGTCATTAAAGCTATTAACTTGTTTCCTAGAAAGTTGTAACCTAATGGCTGTACGGCAACTATGGTAGAACCAATTGCCAAATGATTGATCATCTTTTGCGAAGTTTTGACATCTCTTGACCATCCTATGTGTTTATCCCTAACCGAGAGATCCATAAAGTCGGAAGATATGCAAAATATTCCTAAGTATTTGTTGGTGATTCTATCTTTGACAAAGTATCGTAAATTTCTACCTATGTTGTTGTTAGAAACTTGACTGTGTATAAAGATGCGAAGTAGATTCCAATTTTTGGTAGATTCCGCATCATCACACAATTCAACACAAGGTTCTAGTTTAGAATAATCATCAGGACTATTAGGAATCCAAATATTGTTTTTTAATCTTAGTATTTCTGACATTTGCGTTTCACAATCTAGTGTTACGCAAGTTTCTCCAAACAAGTTCTTAGTGATTTTTTTGACTGGAAACTTTCTTTTTATTTCATGCCATTTCTGATGAAATGTATACTCTTGTACTGTCATCGTGGATAAATGGTCCAATTCCTGTATAGTTATTTCTCGCAAAATATGATCTTCGGTCTTCTCATACTTACTGAAATCTTCGGAATTGAACCATTGATTATACTGTTCGTCTAATGGAATTTGAGATGACATTACACAATATTAAAAGTAAACTATTTGCCGATTTGAGTGTCAGAATCCGGTGCAATCCAATACTGCACATCGTGTCTATTATTTTTAAAGTTTACAACACTTTCACCGACATTTACAGTATAGTCTCCTGGAAGTATTTTGAATTTATCTACAGACAAGAATGCAGAAAAGTTACCAGCAATCTGATCATCCAAATACAAAACATGTTTATCTGACAAATCATTCTTCTTATCATATGCTTGTAGTGTTACGTGTTCTGAGTCTACGGTTATCAAAACATCGGTAAGTTTAAGTACCGAACTCTTTTTTAAGAAATCTTGTAAATCTTGGTCTTTCAATAGAAATTGAATATCATACTCAAGGTTTTGACTTGTATTCTTGATGTATTTTTCTACCTTTTCAAAATCATTTCTTTGTGAAATTATCAAAGGATCGGCAAATCTATAATCAGTTCTACTTTTGTTTGCTATAATCTTTACACTGTTTTCATTGAATTCAAATGTAGGATTTTCAAAGAATGAGACCAGTGACAGAAATCTACTTAGATCATAGATGCCAAAATTAACAGGAAAGTTTTCCTCGACTTCAGCAAATCCAATTATACTTTTATCTTGTGATGATGTCCATATTTGGTTACCAGACTTGATAAAAATTGAGTTGTTTATTGCGCTGAGGTTTTTCAGCAATGACACTGTATGTTGGCTTATCTTCATAATATATCCTAAAAAAATGTGCGGTGGTATTCCACCGCACAGCATTATACTATACTCTTGTCTTTTAACCTAGAGTTTTTGTCTTGCCGTTGCTAAAAACGACAACATTAGGATTGTTTCTGAATTCTCTAGCGAGTCGATAATTATAAACAACTTCCTTGGTCTTCTTATACCTAGTCTTGTTTGTAAAAATTCTATAACCATCCTCACGCAATTCAAATATACGGGCAGACAGATTTTGTATCCCCCAACTTCTTGCCCTACGACGAGTGAGTGGTCTTCCGGTCTTCAAGAAATTCAAAACTGTATCAACTTGTGTCTTACGCATAATGTTCTCCATAAAAAAACATGTTAATTGTTTAAATTATAATATGCTCATCAAATTTAGTTAGCACGATTGCTCACCAAAAAACGTTCTCTTTGCATTGCGGTTATTCCGTGTCTACCAAACTTGCGTACAGGTATACCGTGTACATTTTGTGTAGATTTAGACCTTACCACGGGTCGCTCCGAGGCAACAGCAATATTATTGGTTGTAATAATTCCTGTAAATAGAATACATCCAATTAAAAGTCTAAAAGGTTTCATATTTTTATCTCCTTTAAATCACTTACTAAAACTTATTTTTTGACACACATTATAGTTATTAAGATGATAATATACTCACAAAAAATTGTCAAATATTTTTTTTCTTTCTTCCCTTCTTCTTAGGTTCTTCAATTGTGTTTTCGGATAAAATTAATTCCATTTGAATACAAGGAACCAAGACTGGATATCCCACTTGATCGATCAATCCGTGTATCTTGGCTTGCTGAGAGTCCAAATATATGTCGGCATGTTTGTGATCTGCGAAAACCTTTTTGAAGTAACCAGGCGATTTGTTGCATTTAACATCTAGTAACTCGAAAATTAAATTTGTCAATCTTTCGCACTCTTTGAAATCTGCTCTAATTTCTTCCATTTTACCAAATGAAAAGGAGGCTATGTCGTGTAACATTATTGTACAAAACTTTGTAGCAAATCTATATCCATTAGTTCCACCCAGAGACAGTAGTAAAGCACCGCAAGACATGGCCTTTCCTAAGGCTATTGTAACTACTGGCTTTTGCGCTGAATCTATTACATCTAACATCGCCAGTAATGAGTAAGCATCACCGCCAAAGCTATCGATATAAATTGGTATGTAAGGAACTTGATTATTCAAATTAAAATCATCGAAAAGTTCTCTAAACAAAGATACCGAGTTTTCGTTAAAATCGTTGATATGAATACCTTTCTGTAATTTCTCAGAAAGTCCTATTTCAACTTTATTCGTTGGCGGTGGACTAAAACTATCACTTTCATGCATTTTTTTTATTTTTATCATTTTTAAGGCTCCGTCTTGCTGAATCCTTTGTCTACTCTATATTTAACCGTTTTATCGAATTTGTCAACTATGGATTCTTTGTGGCTGATGACAAATATATTAGTATCGTCAAATATTTCTTCTTTAAATATGGATAAAACATTTTCAGTGGCGGCAGTATCCAAATAAGAATCAAAAACTTCATCCATAATTAGAAGATTTGTATTGACTGAGTTTTTGGATTTAGCTATACAACGCCAAGTGAATAATAGTGCTAAATCAAGTCTCTGTCTTTCGCCTTCAGAAAAATTTTCATAACTAAAAAAATCACGACCTTTGGATTTTATTTGTTCTTCAAAATTTTCATCTAATTTAAAATTTACATAAAATGACATTGAGTTTAAAAACATATTTACATATTGATTAATATATGGAACATATTGTTCTATGATTTTAGACTTTACGCCGTTGTCCTTTAGTATTAAACTGGAATATTCAATTAATTGTTGCTCATAAAGATGAGATTCTTTTTGTGATAATAGAGATTTCAATTCAGAATTTAAATTGTTTAGTTCATCCAGTTGTTCTTGTAGTTCTGTATCTGAACGATTCATTTCGTTTATCTCTTCTTTGTATCTTTTGATATTAGTCTTATGAAACGAAATCGCTGTATTCTTTTCTCGTATTTCAAAATCAATCTTTTGTATATCGGATTGAACGTCTAATATTGAAGTTTTTTCCATTATCAGCTTTTCTATCATAGCTTCGGTTTGCGATAGTCCAATCTCAACCTCTTCCAAAGCTGAAGTTTTCTTATGTACCTCACATATTTTTGTATCTTCTGCGATTGATTGCTTACAGGTAGGACAAGTTTCATTTTGACTGTAAAACTCTATCTCTCTACTCAATCTGGACTTATTATTCATTAATTTTGATTTAATATCGTTACACTTGAATAATTGTGATTCTATTGGTTTTAGTGTTTTAATACTCATCTCTGACTTTTTAGTTTCCAATTCACTTATATAAGATAAAATGGATTCTAAGGATCTCTTTTCAGTTTCGATCATTTCATTTATTTGTTCTATCTTTTCAGTCTTCCTTTGTCTCAAAGTATTAACATACTTAGATGCCATATCAATTTTTTGATTAGTATGCGAGATACTACCGTCAAGATCATGCAATTTAACCCTAAGTAAGGAAACTTTTTCTCTTAGTAAAGAATTCATTACAGAAAATATTTGTATATCTAATAAGTCTTCTATAATGTTACGACGATCTGAAGGCTTCAATTGCATAAAAGGCGTAAAGTTGGCCGCACCCAACATCACTACCTGTAAAAAAGTTCTGTAATTGATTTTTAATATTTGATTTTCTAGTACAGATTGATAATCGACATTACTAGAATCTTGATTCAGTAAAATACCATTTTCTGTTATTTCAAATATATTTGGCTTAATGCCTCTAGTGATTTTATATTTCTTGCCGTTAGTTTCAAACTCAACGAATACTACACAATCACCTTCATTTACGGCATTAACCAATTTTGGCTTATTGATATTTCTAAAAGGTTTATTGAAGAGACAAAAGGTAAGTGCATCTAGTAATGTAGATTTACCAGAACCTGAAGGACCGAATAAAATTGTGGTTTTATGCTGATCTAAAGCAATCTCAATTCCTGAGTTTCCCGTACTTAATAGATTTTTCCAAAATATTTTGGTAAACCTTATCACGTTCCCTCTTGCATCTTTAAATTAATGGCTTCATGATACAACTTGCTCATGAAGTCGATTATATCACCCTCATTAGATAATTGCAAATTTTTTATGTAATCCACTAAAATAGATTTCGTATCTTTGCCAACATCGACGGACACATCTTCATTTTTTTTCTGAAAAACAAGATCTACTATAGAAACGTCAGCCGGAGATTTATTGTATAAGTTATCTAAAAACTTATCAAGGAAATAAGGATTTGTTTTATTTTTAATAATAATTTTTACATACTTGTTCGTAAAAGAATTATAGTCAATATTAGATAGATCATTCATTGACATATGTTCATCGTCATATTCAAATTTGATAAACATACTTTTTGGATTCTCAAAGAATTGCAAGGAGCGATCATTGAAATCGAAAATATGATAACCTCTAGGATCTCCAAAATCAGACCAGGTCATACCATATGGAGAACCCACGTATGTTATATTACTTTTAGTAGATCTATGGTGATAGTGGCCGGACAATACTATTCTAAACTTTTTCAAAACTTCTTCACTCAGTCCGTGTGTGCTTTGATGTCCCTTGAACATATCAAAACCCATAAGTTCAAAATGTCCAAAACAAATATCAGATCTAGCCTGATCCAATTCTTTTATGAATTGTTGTTCTTGTCCAGATGGAATCCAAGGACACAGAAAAACTTTATACCCATCATTTTCCCAAAGGTGTGGTTTGTCGTAGACGAATATATTTGGATATGAATCCAATAATTGCATACTATTCACATCATTCGTATTCTTGTAATATACATCGTGATTACCTACTATTACGTGTAGAGTAATTTTATTTTCGCATAAAATATCAAAAAAGTTTTGTCGCCAATCTGATAGAGTTTTAAAGTTGATGTATTTCCTTCGGTCAAATACATCACCCAAATGAAATACATGTTGAATACCATTTTGCTTCATTCTTGGTATGAAGTCATCACGAAGGTATTCAATACAAAATTGTGAGAAAAATTGAGAATCATTTCTCACACCAATGTGTTGGTCTGCTATAATTCCTACTTTCATTTATTCTATCAACTTATTCATTTTTTGTTTACTCTTTGCCTTTTTGGCAAAGTTGTTAGTTTCAAATTGTTCAATATATTTTCTCATGTTAATATCTGCATACTCACTACCATATCTCAAATTACCTTCAATGCCTTCAGTACCCTCGGCATCTCTCAAGCCATTTTCAATACTTTTATATTTGATGTATAAATGCTGCTTCTCTTTTTTTATTCTTCTAACAAATGCCCAAGTAATGATTTGAGTAAAATAGGCAAATGGATTATTACTTTTTTCTGGATCAAAATTGTCGATATACAATAAACAGTTCTCTATACCATCTGCTATCATATCATCTTTAAATGGATAGTTAGCAAAGCCTGGAGAATTACTAAGTTTATGTGCAATTTGAGTTATCATTAAACCTATTTCATCAGGAACAGGTGGTAAATCTGGTATAGTTGCACGACGATTAGACTTTAATTGTTCTACATAAGGCTTCCGCAATTCGGCAAATTCTTTCATTGCCTCAAAAAATCTTTTATTGTCCACATAATGAACAACTTCTTTTTTCTTTGTCTTTGGTTTTACAACCCTTTTAATTCTTCTTATTGTCTTCACAAAGATGCCTTAAAAATAGATTAAACTCTATATCAAAAGATTACTAAAAATAATCAACAATGTCAACAAAATAAGTAAAAACCAATTAACAGATTTTGAACGTTACTCTCCTTACCGCTAAGGGGGATTTTGAATCACTATGAATACAGTAAAATACAAAAGGTATTAGATGATTTGCGACGAAGGAGCAAATCATGTGCGAAGCACACTATAATTAAATACAATAAAATACAAAACGAAATGACGAACGAAGTGAGGAATGTAGTTTAGAAAGGTTGTATATAATTAGCACACAAAAAATGCTGTTGTCAAATTTATTTTTCAACAAAATGTCTAATACTAGACAATCATTGAAAAGTGTCTTCATCATCAAATTTATAAGTATCGAAAAACATCTTTTTGTGGAAATAGTCACTAATATAATATTCAGCATCATTATAACTATTAATGTAGAGATCTATATACTCTTTTTTTGGTTTGAAAAATGCCAATACTTTATCTCTAGGTATTAAAGCTACGGTAGAATCTGAAAAAGGAATCCAGTCCAAAAGCTGTATGTTATAGTGTCCTTCAATTTCGTCATATTCAGAAGTTAGAAGTTTTGGTGCTCCTACCAAAACAACACTATCTATATTTCCCACAACTGCAAATTTTTTTTCTTCTTCAGGAAATACATAGCAAATTAAATCTTCTTTAGTCATCAATTTAATGACTTTAATATTTTCTATTTTGTTATTTACTGGTAAATGTTTAGGCATTAGAAAACCACTTTATGTATTTTGTAATCGAATTTTTCACTATCATAAACTTTAGCTCTTTCCAAAAAATGCTTCAATGCATAATTTTTTCTATTTTTGTAAGAAAAATCATCTACTATATCATATAAATTAGCTTTATTTGAGTAATCGCCTATCCTTAGAACTCTTCCAATTGACTGCAAAGATCTAATTCTGGATTTTGTAGGTGAAACAAAAATAATATTATCCAAGTTTTTAATATTAACACCAGTAGAAAAAACTTTTACAGAAGCCACAATAATTGAACCTCTTTCATTTTCAACTTTTTTTCTAATCTCTTCTCTTTCCTCTGAAGGTGTTCCGCCATATACAAAATATACATTTCTGTTTTTAATTGACTTTTCAATCATAGAGTGTAGAATCTTGCCATGGTCATCAACAAATTCAAAAAGAATCAAAGTAGTGTCATTTAATGTTTTTGTTAAGTTTGTTATAAATCTATTTCTTCTTTCATGCTTAATTATGTATTTAACCTCCTCATCATATGTAGTTTCTTTCATTAATTTGCATTCATATTCAGGGTATTTTAAGCATATACAGTGTATGCTTAGTTTTGCCAAAAAATTATTATCAATTAATTCTTTTGTGGAAATAACAGAAAATACCGGACCAAGGTATCCTTCTAGTATCAATTGATTAACTTTTGTTCCATCTAAAGTTCCTGTCGTTCCTATTTTAATTTTAGTGTTTGAAGTTTTTTTCAATATTGAAGTTATAGAAGCACTTTTTCCTAAATGTGCTTCATCACAAATGATAACGTCAAATTGTTCAAACCAAACTTTTGGTAATTTATAGAGAGATTGCCAAGTACCTACTATTATATTTTTATTTGTATTTTTATCTTGTCCTCCATAAACTAAATGTATTTCACGGTCAGTATTAAAAGTTTTATCGTTTACTGCGTAGTCTGAAAAATCGCTCTTCATTTGGTGTATCAGTGAAAGAGTGGGAACGATTATTAAAGTTTTGGCATTGAACCATCGAGTCAAAGTGTATATGGTAGCTGATTTACCTGAACCTGTTGGCGATAATAATAAAGTTCTATTATTTTCAATTACGTGCTTAATGCCTTTTATTTGGTAATCTCTTAGCTGAAATGGCAGCTTTAAATTATCAATAAATGTATTGAATTTGTCCAAATTAACTTCGATGTTTGAATCCGATTCATACTCAAGGGTGTAATCACGTTCCTTGCAGAACTGTTTAAGGTAGTTCAAAAGACCTATCGGTAAGGTGCAGTCCATCATATTGTACAGACGAACATATCCGTCCCACAATCTATTCTTATAAGATGGTGTGAATTGAAATCCTTCTTGTCGGAATTTAAAATAGTCCGATAGCTCTTGGTGTATGTACCCTTCAGTACGTAACCTAAAAAATACTTCATCAATTTTTTCGAGTTGTATTTTAGCCATATGCTATATTTATAGCATATATTGGAAGCTAACTTCCTTGGCTAAACTTGATGAATTCTATGGCGTTTCTTATATTCCAGGTTCTTTGTTTTAAGTTATCCAGAATTGAATGTAAGAAATCTATTTTTTCTTTTTGATATGCAATCTTTTGATTGGATTCTATAATTTTTTTGTCTGACTGTAAATACACATCGATGTCAGATTTTAATACTCTTTTATCGAAGCTATCTAGTCCCAGTTCTCTTAATTCTTCAGGAGAAATTTTTCCATTATAGTATTCCCATCGAACTTTATAAAGAAGTGAATGATCACTTTCCATCTTCTTTAGTAGAAGTTTTTCTCTGGTGTATATTTTATAATATTTGTTATGTAATTCTGGAATCTTTAGACTTTCGGTGGCTAGATCGGAACGATCAACCTTACAATCATTACTCCATAATTCTTCAATTTTGTCTATTTCCATATTTTTATAGATCATCAGATATTGTATAGTAACTATATCTGAAAGATACTACGGATGTCAAGAGAATAGTTTCGGAATTTGATG